GGTGTGAAATATAAAGATGGTGATCCTGAATCTTTAGATCAGCGTACAAAACATCTTGCTTCAATAGCTAAGCCAATTGACTATCATCAAGTAAAAATTAATCATAAATTTCAATCTAAGTTAAAGTTCAACCATACCAACTATGATGATAGTGATATCTTTCATAACTTCTGGTATGCTAATGAACGGAATACAGATAATAGTACACCTTACATTGCAATGAATACAACAGCCAACCATAAACAAACATTAGAAGAGTATGGTGGTAAAGGTAAGACATGGAAAGATCCTGTTGGGTTAATTAAGTGGCAAGGCCTTGAGCAACAGATTGCAAAAGAATGGGGTATGCCAGTAAAATATGTTGACTACACTACGCCAGTCAAAGATGCTATAGACATATATAAGAAATGTTTTTTAGCTATAGGGTATCATGGATCAACTATGTGGTTAGCAAGATATATGAGATGTCCTATGATTATATACTCAGGTAAGAAAGCAACAGCAAAATCATTTCAATGGGCTATAGTAAATAATAAATTAGAAATAAAAGATTTAATTAATAAAAATCCTTTAGAGTTAAGAAAGAGATCATTAGATAGGTTAGGTGAATTAGATGTCCAATTTGAACAATACCTCAATATCCCAAATATACATAGGTTACGAGGCAAGGGAACATGAGGCTTTTAGAGTATGTGCACATAGTATAGATAGTTTTTCTACTATACAGACGCAGGCATTGAAAAGCCAAAACATACCAGAGTACAATAGAAATTGGGGAGAGCCTCAATCAACAGACTTTACCTTTACAAGATTTTGGGTACCATATCTAAGTGAGTTCAAAGGGTATAGTATCTTTGTGGATTGTGACTTTCTTTTCTTAGAAGACCCACAGGAGCTAAGTCAATACATTAATCCTGACCTAGCTATAAGTGTAGTACAGCATCCAGTGTATACACCCCATACAGAAATTAAAATGGATGGAGTATCGCAGCATAGGTCTTTTAGAAAGAACTGGGCTTCATTAATTGTTTTTAATAATGAACATCCATCTAATAAAATACTAACACCAGACTATCTTAACAACCATAAACCAGGTATAGATTTTCATCACTTCAAATGGTTGAAAGATGAAGAGATAGGTTCAATACCTTTGGAGTGGAATTGTTTAGATGGATATTATAATTTAGATGAACCAAAAGCTATACATTATACAGATGGTGGACCGTGGTTTAAAGATTATCAGAACACACAATACTCATCTCTATGGACACTTACAAAATTAGGATTAGACAGTGAATGAAATAACCTTTAGTATGACTTATTATGGACAAGTTGAGCGTCTTCAATATCAGCTTGATTTCTTCAGTGAGCAAAAGAAAACATATACAGACAATACAACAATACAACTAATTAATGATGGATATAATGATGCTGGATTATTTGAGGCAATTGTTAAATCATATCCACATTTGAATATAAAAGCTTATGAGGCTACTACAGATGTTGGTTTTAATAACCATGGTGCTCGTAATCTAATGATGTTACAGAGTGAAACTAACTGGAACATGTTAATGGATATTGATGTATTACTTAATAAAAAATTATATGAAAATATGATAACAGCAAAGCTAAACGACAAAATGTTTTATTGTTTTAAAGTTGAATTTGATCATCCAGACAATCCTGAAGACTATGATAATTTAGATATAGATCCAAAAAAGATATTGAAATACCAAGCACATCCTAATACATGGTTAATGAATAAGCCATGCTTCTGGTCTAGTGGAGGTTATGATGTTGAGTTTACAGGAATGAGACATGGTGATGCTGAGTTCTTTATATCATTAGATAAAGAAATGTATGACTATGAATTGTTCCATCCTGATATAAAAAAAGAGATGGCTATGCATGTTAGAAAGCCAAATAGAAATCGTAGTTATTTAAACCAAGCAACCGAACACGTTAAAACTCTTACAAGAACTGTTGACTTCGTTAAGAAAAGAAACGAAGATAAAGAAAGAAAACATAAAAAAAGATTGGTGACGTTCCCATGGAAAAGAATAGTTTAAAAGCAAAGTTACTAAAGATGACATTGTCAGTAATAATTGGTTTAATGGGTATAGCTCTTGTACTAATATATGAATTGGATGCTCATGAATATCCAGAAGCTAGACTGACTGGTCTTACAGAGCAATCAAAATGTATGGCTGAAGCAATATACTTTGAAGCAGGCAATCAACCATTCATTGGTAAGATGGCTGTTGGTAATGTAATAAAGAATAGAATTAAAAGTAGCAAGTATCCCAATACAATTTGTGATGTAGTTCACCAAGGCCCTGTTAGAGAGTCATGGAAAAAAGATGGTACACAGTATCCAATTAGACACAAATGTCAATTTAGTTATTGGTGTGACGGTCGTTCTGATGAACCTCAACATGGATCTATTACATGGAAAGCAAGTGTATATGCAGCACAAGAGTTAGAGCATTCAATGGATTACCTTCAAGGTGCAACCAACTATCATGCATTCTACGTGTCCCCTAGCTGGGCTCACAATATGCAGAAGGTAGTAGAAATAGAGGACCATATATTTTACAAATGACAAATATAATTAATAATATAAAAACACCTACACAGTTTGTTGCTGAAGTAGAAAAGATAGTCAAAGAAAAAAGCATGAACTATCTTGACGCATGTCTTGATTATGCCCGCACTGCAAATGTAGAGATAGAAACAGTAGCAAGTTTAATTAAAGGTAGTCAAGTCCTCAAAGCTAAGATACAAGCTGATGCAGAAGACAATAGATTACTGAAACGGAGCAGTGCTAAATTACCAATATAACAGATCCATTTGAAGTGTATCAAAAGTACTTAGCTCTCAGAACACATTTTAAAAGTGACAGCTACGACTACTTTAGATACCATGGTAAGCTGAAAGCTAATAGAGATAAATTTGAAACACGTAAAGATAAGTTCCATTTTTATAAACTATCTAAAATGAAACACCCTGTTGATTTTATGGTTGCCAATATGATGGTCAATCCTAATTTCTGGTCAGGGGATGTTAATGATGAACAGTCCCACGCTACGTACAATGATTGGGTTAAAAGACGTGATAGCCTTTCATATATCGTCTCTAAGGAGGTCGAACGTATGGACGACACCTATGACACCAACGTGCTAGTTAAGGAGAGTCAGCACCCTAGATTACTTGTTCTATACATAAGAAAAATAATAAGTGCTGAGACAATAATCATATTAGATAAGTTAACAAAATTCTTTCCATACTGGAATAGAGTAATGGCTGATGATATCATCTGGCCAGACGAATATAAGAAGCTCAAAAAATATGCACCTTTTTTTATAAATAGTGTTGACCTAGTTCGTATTAAGAGTATAATAAAGACTAGGTTCGAATAAATCGGATACAACGTAATACAACGAAATATAGGAGAAATATAAATGGCAAATTCATTTGCTGCAATGAAGCAGAGTAGACAGTCTCAGATAGAAAAGCTGAGTTCTGAAGTTAACAAGCTCCAAGGTTCTGGAGCACCCCAAGGAGATGATAGGTTTTGGAAACCAGAAGTAGATAAGTCTGGTAACGGACACGCTATCATTAGATTCCTACCAGCACCTAACAATGAGGATGTACCTTTTGTTAGATGTTTTGATCATGGGTTTCAAGGACCTGGTGGATGGTTCATTGAGAAATCATTGACCACTTTAGGACAACAAGATCCTGTTTCAGAATATAATACAACACTATGGAACAGTGGTGTTGAATCTAGTAAAGACCAAGCACGTAAACAGAAACGTCGCTTGAGTTTTATATCAAACATATATGTAGTTAAAGATCCTACTAACCCTCATAATGAAGGTAAAGTGTTTCTGTATAAGTTTGGTAAGAAAATATTCGACAAGCTCAACGATCAAATGAATCCTGAGTTTGAAGATGAAAAAGCGGTTAACCCATTTGATTTGTGGGAAGGTACTTCCTTCCGACTAAAGATGCGTAATGTAGAAGGGTTCCGTAACTATGACAAGAGTGAGTTTGATTCACCAGCCCCATTATTAGATGATGATGCTAAACTTGAAGAAGTTTGGAAAGGTCAATACTCTCTCCAAGAACAGATTGACACATCACAATTTAAAAGTTATGATGAATTGAAATCGAGGCTGTATAGAGTTCTTGCTCTTGATGGTGGACCGCAGACTTCAACTGCAACGGTTGATGAAGAGTATGCGCCTACCCCTGCATCAGATCCAGCACCTCAAGTAGCTGCTGTTGATACTGCAGATGATGATGATGAAAGTTTGAGTTTCTTTAAGAAATTAGCAGACTAATAATCACAGGGTGGGTCTTCGGGCCCACTCTAATTA